CGGTCGATCATTAGCGATCTGATCCGCATCCAAATCCAGCAAAACATTACAAAGCCACTTGCGGCTGGGATGGCTGGGCTTGGTGGCGGTGGTATTGCTGGAGGCATCGGCAGCTTTATCGGCGGTTTGTTTGGCTTTGGTGGCGGCAGAGCAATCGGCGGGTCTGTTCGCGGTGGTCAGTCTTATATGGTTGGCGAACGTGGTGCAGAAATGTTCGTGCCAAATCAAAGCGGGTCTATAGTGCCAAACAACAAACTGGGCGGCGGTGTTACTGTCAACCAGACGATCAACTTATCGGCTGGCGTATCGCAAACAGTACGCGCTGAGGTTATGGGTATGTTGCCGCAGATACAGGAAGCGTCAAAGGCTGCGGTTCTTGAGGCTAGGCGGCGTGGCGGTTCATTCGCAAGCGCATTTGGGGCATAGTTATGGCAGAAAGTTATCCACTTACATTCCCGACGCAGACCGGCGTTACCAGCGTTGAAATAACCGCAACTGACGTTGTTTCAATTAGCGAAAGCCCGTTTACACTAGCACAGCAAGTCGTGCGGCACGCTGGCGCACGTTGGTCGGCAACGATCCGCATCCCGCCCGTAAAGCGTTCTGACAGCGAATATTGGAATGCTTTTTTGCTGCGGTTGCGTGGTCAGTTTGGCACGTTCCTTTTGGGCGACCCTAATGCGGCAACGCCACGCGGATCAGCCGCCACAGCGGCTGGCACGCCGGTTGTTAATGGTGCAAGCCAAACCGGCAACGAACTTGCCATTGATGGATTGCCAACATCAACCGCTGGCTATTTGCTTGCTGGCGATTATATCCAGCTAGGCAGCGGATCAACTGCGCGGCTTTACAAGGTGCTAGAGGACGTTGACACAAACGCCAGCGGCGAAGCCACGTTGAACCTATGGCCGGATTTGCGGTCATCACCGGCAGACGATGCTGGCGTGATCGTCAGCAACGCAAAAGGCTTGTTCCGATTGGCAACAAATGATGCAACGTGGACAATCAACAACGCTGGTTTTTATTCAATCAGCTTTGCAGCGGTCGAAGCACTATGACGCGCAGCGGTGTACCATCCGAATTTGCGACCGATAGCTTTACCGGCTTTCTGGCGGCTGAACTTGAATTTGACAGCGGCACGTTGCGCGTATGGAATGGTTACGGCAATTTGACCATTGGCGGTGAAACTTATACCGGCGGCGGTGAATTGATACGGGTTTCCGCAATTGAAGAAACTGCGGAGATTGGCGCAAAAGGCATTTCAATGACGTTAACCGGCATTTCTGCCAGTATTTTGTCAGTGGCTTTATCGGAAAACTATCAATATCGGATCGCCAATATTTATATCGGCGCAATCACCAGCGGCACAGTTAGCAGTTACAAGGTGTTTTCTGGCCGGATGGATGTGATGAGCATCACCGAAGATGGCGATAGCTGCACAGTCACAATGACCGCCGAAAGCCGATTAATTGATCTGGAACGGCCACGCTTGCGCCGCTGGACATCTGAAGATCAAAAAGCCCTTGACGCTGATGATAAAGGCTTTGAATTTGTCAATTCATTGCAAGAGGCAACTATCAAATGGGGCGGCTAGTCGATTGGCCATCACGCTTGAACGATCACATCGAGGAATGGCGGCACAAAAAGTTTGAATGGGGTAAGGCCGATTGCGCCTTGTTTTGTTTATATGCTGAGAAAGCCATTTGCGGGTCGTCACGCTTTGATGACTTTATCGGCAAATATCGCTCCGCAGCGGGTTCTGCAAAGGCGTTGTTAAAGATAGGCGCGGGTGATCTTGCGGCCAGTGTCGGGGCTAGGTTGGCCGAAATAGAGCCATCTAAAGCGCAGCGCGGCGATGTTGCACTGATAGACACGCCACTAGGCGATGCGTTATCATTAGTCATCGGTGACAAGGTTGCCGCAATGGGCAAAGATGGTTTAATTTTTCTGCCGTTAGACGCGGCAAAGAAGGCGTGGAAGGTGTAATATGCCACAGGCGATTATCCCAGCATTGGTCGCAACGGCTGCGACAGCCGGTACAGCTTACATTGCTGGCACAGCCATCACGATGACATATCTTGCTGGCACGTTTGCGGTTAATCTTGCGCTGACTGCCGCATCGCAAGCACTTGCGCCAAAGCCGAAGCAACCAAACATCGGTGGCGGTGGTAATGGCGGCATTGACCAATCGAAAACTATTACAGCCAGATCATCTAATGCCACGCGAAAACTGGTCTATGGTGAAACCCGCATCGGCGGCACATATGCTTTTATTGAAGCCACTGACAACGACCAATATTTGCATTTGGTTATTGTTATGGCGGCGCACGAATTAGAGCAATTCACCACAATATATTTTAATGATGAGGCTTTGACGCTAACCGGCAACAGCGTGACCAGCCCGTCAAAATATAATGGCCTAGCTGAAATTTATCCGGTGACTGTGGGCAATGCTGGGAATATTCCAGCACCATTGCTTGCGCTGTCAAAATGGACAAGCGACCACACGCTGACGGATCAAGGCTATTTGTATGTGAGGCTTGAATTCGATCCAAACGCTTTTGAACAAGGCTTGCCAAATATTAGCGCAAAGATCAAGGGTCGCAAGATTTACGACCCGCGCACGACAACAACAGTCTGGAGCGAAAACCCAGCTTTGGTCATTCGCGATTATTTGACAGATACAGTTTACGGGCTTGGCGCAACCGCAGCGGAAATAGACGATGCCAGCTTTATTGCAGCGGCTAATATCTGTGAAGAAAGCGTTGCTTTATCTGGTGGCGGCACGCAGGATCGTTACACTTTCAATGGCGTTGTTGATACGCAGAACACACCGCGCAGCAACCTTGAGCAAATGTTGACTGCCTTGAATGGGTCGCTTTATTACAGCAACGGGCAGTGGTCATTGCGTGCTGGTGCGTATGTAACGCCGACAGTTACACTTGATGAAAATGATCTTGCGTCTGGTTTGACTGTTACCACAGCTATTTCGGCGCGTGACAGCTTCAACGCGATCAAGGGGCAGTTTATTAGCCCAGCAAGCGACTATCAAGCCACAGACTATCCAGCGATCACTAGCAGCACGTTTGAGACCGAAGATAACAACGAACGCAGATATCTAAACCTTGATCTGCCGTTTACCGACAACGCAGCCCGCGCACAGCGTATTGCAAAGCAAATCCTATATAAAAACCGGCAAGAAATCAGCTTGCGTGCAAAATTCAAGATGAATGCGTTCCAGTTTCAAATTGGCGACACTGTGATGATCACCAATGCGCGGCTTGGTTTCACGCAAAAGGTGTTTGAGATTGTTAGCTGGAAGCTGAATTTTGACGTAAATGAAGTGACTGTCGATTGCGAACTGACCGAAACAAACAGCGCGGTTTATGATTGGGCGGCTGAAGAAAGCGATTTTGCGCAAGATAATACGACACTGCCAAACCCGTTCAACGTGCCAGCCCCGACGCTTGTGCCGTCTGAAGATTTGCAGACATACAACCAGCAATCAGTCAACGTGCTGATTGGCACTGTGTCATCGACATCAATATATGCGCGGCAATTCGAGGTTGAAGCAAAGCTATCAACTGATACCGATTACACGTCGCTGGGCATCGGCAGCGGTAGCAAATGCACAATGGTCAATGTGCAGCCAAACAGCACTTATGATATTCGCGCAAGGGCGATCAATTCACTTGGCATTAAATCTGCGTGGACAGATGAAACATACACAGTTCAAGGCACTGCGGTTGATCCGTCTGATGTTACCGGATTTTCAGTCAATATCGTCGGCCAGCAAGCCGATTTAAAGTGGACAGCAATTCCAGATGGCGACTTGTCACATTATATCGTTCGGCATTCACCACTGACCACTGGCGCAACTTTCAACAATAGCCGCACATTGGTAAAAAAGATTGCACGCCCAGCGAATACAATCACAGTGCCAGCCCTTACCGGCACATATTCGATCAAGGCGGTCGACAAGTTTGGCAAGGTATCGCAGAACGAAAATAGCAGCATTGCGCTTGTTGATAGCATTCAAGGCTTTAATTTTGCCGCCAATGCGACAGAACATCCGACTTTTGCCGGATCAAAAACAGATGTGATCGTTGTTGATAGCAAGCTGCAACTGGACACTAGCGCATTATTTGACAGCGTTTCCGGCAACTTTGACGATGCCATCGGATTATTTGATGGCGGCAACGGCACGATTGCAGCAACTGGCACATATGATTTTGCGAATATCATTGATCTTGGCGCGGTCTATACGGGGCAAGCCAGCGCAACGATGAAGCTGACCCAGCTATCACAGCACACCGGCACACCGGCATCTGCAACCACTGACGTTGACCTATACGTTAGCAGCACGCAAGACGATCCGTCTGGGTCGCCAACTTGGACAGCTTACCGGCCATTTGTGGTTGGGTCATATACTGCACGCGGCTATCGTTTCCGCGCCTTATTGGAAACCACTGACAGCTTTGAGACACCAGCTATTGAGGAACTAATCGCAGAAATAAAATTGCCGACTAGAACAGAAAGCGACAATGACATTCAAAGCGGTGCAGGGGCAAAGGCAATCACATTTACAACGCCATTTAAAACGCTGTTGGCAGTGTCTATTTCGGTTGGGGATATGCAGTCGGGCGATTATTATGGTATAACTAGCAAATCAGCAACCGGCTTCACGATCACATTTTATAACAGTGGCGGCACGCCAGTGGATCGTTTATTTGATTACGTTGCAACGGGGTTTTAGATGGCACAGCACGATTATGATATTACAAATCAAACATTTCCAGCCACACGCGCTGACATAAATAATGCTTTTGATGCAATTGTAAGTCAAAACAGCGGGGCGACTGCGCCAAGCACAACTTATGCCCATATGTTTTGGTATGATACCACAAACAATATTTTGAAACAGCGCAACGCAAATGATGATGCGTGGATTAACTTATTTAACGTGGATCAAGTTGCCGATACAGCAACGCCATCAACAGGTGGCGGGACTGATAGCTATACTGTTGACGTTCTAGTCGTTGCTGGCGGCGGTGGTGGCGGCGGTGTTGGTGCTGGTGCTGGTCTAGCTGGTGGTGGCGGTGCTGGCGGTTTTGTTGAGGGCAGCATTAAAATAAATTCTGGTGAAGATGTTGCAGTCGGCGTTGGTGCTGGTGGGGCGGGGGGTGCAGTTGGCAGTAATGTAGGTGCGAATGGCAGTGACTCATCTTTCGGCGGTGCATTTATAGCATTTGGCGGCGGGGGTGGTTCGGCGGGTCGTGACACAAATGTCGGTGGTTCTGTTGGTGGTTCTGGCGGCGGCGGTGGTGGAGGCGGGTCTGGCAACGGGAATATTGGCGGGACTAACGAAATTAACAGCTTGCCGACACAAGGCCGGAGTGGTGGAACTGGCAGCACAGTCTCAAATTATGGCGGCGGCGGTGGCGGTGGCGCAAGGGTTTCTGGCGTTAATGGCACTAATACAGTCGGCGGCAACGGCGGCGATGGCATCAATTGGAAATCGCTTGGCACAACTTATGCTGGTGGCGGCGGTGGCGCAATTATAAGCGGAACAGTCGGTGCCGGCGGTGCAGGGGGCGGTGGGAATGGTGGTAAGCGCGGCACAGCCCCAACAGCCGGAACGGCTAACACAGGTGGCGGCGGTGGTGGTAGCGGTCAGGATGATGTTGGCGGTGCGGGTGCAAATGGTGGTTCTGGCATTGTTATAGTGCGTTACAAGTCAGCCACACAATTAGGCAGCGGTGGCACTGTAACTTCATCTGGCGGTTATCAATATCATACATTTACGACCGGCGGCACATTTACAGGATAAACAAATGGCACATTTTGCAAAAATAAATGAGGGCGTTGTGGTTCAAGTGATTGTGGCTGAACAAGCGCATATTGATACGCTTGATGGTGAGTGGGTGCAAACTA